ATACGGAGAACGTTATAATTTACAGCAAAGATATAGAAGTCAGAGTCCCGGCTGAGGTTAAGTTTAGGAACTGGAAGACCAGCACGGAAAGGATCAGCGAAACGCATGTTGAGGTAAGTGTTATCGATACGGGACTCATTGCAAGTGCCTGAGGGTTGATGATCTTCGGGTTTCAGGGCGAATGAGTAAACATTGATACCATCAGCGGGGGTGTGTGTGTGATGTTGGTATGGTTGTAGGTAATTGAAGTAGTTGCCTGACATGATATCAAATCGGTCTGTGCCATTGAGTTGGATGTTACCAGATTGGATTGGGTTTCCACGTCCGTCAAGACGTACACCGTAATTGAGTTGAACAACGTTGACATCATATGGGTTAATGCCGTTGCTTGCTGTGGTTGAGCGGTAGTCAGTCCAGTCTACAAGAGGAATGGATGCATCGGTTAGGTTAACTGAATGAGTAATCACGTCAACAGTGTAACCAGTGATGGCAGTTTGTCCGCCGTTGAATGTTAGGGTTACATCGAATTCAGATAGGAAAGCGCCAAGGTTGTAGTTGCCGTGTACTACTGGATTTAGAATTACCCAGACTGAAAGATTTGTTGCTGTTAGACCAGGTGTATTGAAAGTGATTGTGTTGGTCCCATTGGTGTATGTGGTTGAGTCACCAGAAAGAGCAACCTCTTGTACGTCAACGCCTGATTCAGTGGGCTCGCTTACAGAAATCATACCACGAGCAATGTTCTCAGCAGCGTAGTCAAGAGCGTCTGTGTTCCAGAGATTGGAATCATTGGTGTATGTTAGGAATCGGCTGTAATTGCCATTTAGAGAGTTGCCGTTGTATGCGCCAACACGTAGTGCCCAGATGAATTCCTTGCAAGGGTGATTGAAGCCAAGCTTGAACTTGCCATTTACTTGTGTTGCATTCCCAGAATCAGCAAGTGATTCAACACCAGTGAATTGAAGTTGCTCGATCAAATACTCGTGACCAACCTGAGCGAATCGTCGACGTTCCTCAGAGTCAAGGAAAATATAGTTCACAAGTAGATCACAGTCTTGCATGAAGAATGCATTGAAGTTAGGAGCATTCTGACCAGACCAGATGACGCACTCTTGGGAATCGTTGAACTCGAAGTCAAGACGAACCTCGTGATATTGGAGTGCAATAAGAGGCAGGGCAAGACCGGTGTTGCGATTGAACCAGAATGTTAGTGGAATGAATAGTTCGTATTGGGGAAGTACATCAGCTGCTGTTGATGGTACAGCTGTTAGGGTTGTTAGAGTGTCAACATCACCAACCATGTTGTTGTAACCACGTTCTTGCATAGTTGTGTGTGTCAACTCGTACCAGACATCTAGCCAAACACCGTATTGTTTGTCGATTTGTGAGCCGCCAATGTCAAGCTCAACTGAATACAAAAGCCCGTGACCAACACGTCTCATCCAGGCAACCATCTGAGTGGGATCGGTTGAAGATAGATTTACAGCTGCTAGGGTTACGTGTAGATCGAAATATGTGCAGAGATCTCCGTTACGTAAAATTGTGCAAGTTGGTTTTCGTCCAAAGTCGGGGTTGCCGTCCATTGTTAGTTCAATTGCTTCCATTGCGAAGTTAGTGTGTCGGCGATAAACAACCTTGAAAAAGGTAATTTGTGGATTGCCCGTCAGATATACATCTTGAGCACCATAAGCTACTAGTTGCATTAGTCCTCCTGCCATTATGATATATATACATATACAAAAAAATTCTAATTTATTATTTTTTTCGAATTCTATATAAGTTTTACAAGCTTCAAATTGCAAAAATGTATAAGATACACATTTTTACTGCGTCAAAATTATATTGTTCGGGACAACATTTGTTATTTAAAGACAAAAAACGTATTTACTATTATTATATGTCATTCAAGTACAAACCAAATAAAATCAAATATCTATCATGTGTAAATACACTTGACGAAATTCATCGTTATCATGCAACTTTTTTTGCTTCCAATAAAAAAAATGTATCACAGAAGCATGATGAACTCATGTATCTTGAAGAAGAATTAAATAGGTGCAGCAAAAATATTACTGACGAAGATATACATAAAAAATCATTGATACGTGAAAAAATCAATCGAATAAAAGAAGAAATCATTGATACCGAAAATGATGTAACAGAATTAGATTATTACAGTAAAACAAATCCAATTTTAACAGAATACTACAAAATCATGGATGAAAATAACGAATTCGATGATATGAATAGTATAAATGAAGATGAAGATGCGCCGAAAAACGTTGAGATTTTGATCTCTGACAAACTGAGCAAACTTCATACTCAAAGTCAAGGCAAGCGCAAAGTCAAAAAAACAACGCATAAACGAAATAAGCAAACAACAGAAAGTGTTAATATACTTAACTACTTCACAAAAACTGTTGGTGAAATACAAACATCTATTGCAACAACTTGTGTATCGAATCGTGCAAATCTTTATGATGAATATTTGACTTTAATAGATAGTGCATATGCATCAAATAAAATTAAATCGATACCATTGAAAATTTGTGAGGGGTGTAATATAGAAAAAACATTAATTCAAGCAGAGGGTTTATATGTGTGCAAAAAATGCGCAACCGTAGAACATGTTGTTATCGAATCAGAAATACCAAATCACAAAGATACTATGAATGAAAAACCAAAATTCCCTTACAAGCGTCAAAATCATCTCATCGAGTGGCTAAATCAATTTCAAGCAAAAGAATCTATCGATATTCCTGAAGAAGATATTGATAAAATCAAAGATGAAATCAAAAAACAAAAAATGGATGTGTCCATCAAAACTGCTCCTTACTCAAAAGTACGTAGTATCACTAAAGGTGTTTTGAAGAAACTACGTATGCAAAAATGGTATGAACATATACAATTTATCATGAGCAAAATAACCGGAAAAACACCTCCCGTAATAACACGTGAAGTTGAAGAAAAGATCAAATTCATGTTTAAGCAATGTCAAGAGCCATTCGCAAAATACTGCCCTGCTGATCGAACAAATTTCTTAAACTATTCGTACGTTATGCACAAATTATTTAAGAATCTTAATATGGCACAGTTTGTTGAATGCTGTCCATTGTTAAAAAGTCGCGAAAAACTTAAAATACAAGATAAAATCTGGAAGAATATCTGTCATGATCTTGGTTGGAAATTCTATCCTTCCCTCTAAACGCGCACTTGATTATAATATATTATAAGTGATAACGTATGTTATCACTTAAATTGTCACCTATGCTTGCTGATGTTGTTGTTTTTTGTCAATTAATTTATTATATAAATCTTCAATACGATTAATATTTTTATCAACAGTTGTTATTTGTTCTTTTGCTTGTTTAACCTTGAGATCAGCTGCTTGTTTTTCTTTTCGTTTAATTTCTTCTTGTTCTTTTAGTTTATCAAGATTCATCTTCTCTTGGTTCATTTTCTCAACCTTCTTCTTTAATCTCTCACGTGTTGGATTACGTTTTGCGTTCTCTGCTTCTTCTTTAACTGCACGAGCAATTTCATTTCGTCGTCGCTCTTGTTCTAATTGTTTAATTCGTTCTTGATTCTCTAGATTTCCTTTCATTAGTTTTTGAAGCTCATCTTCGTAATATTCCTGATTATGAACACTTGATGGTTCTGGGTCCCACGGTAACCATTTTCCCATTTGTCCAACAAACACATGAAATCTTGGATCTCTGTCACGCAATTTACTCGCATGCGCAGTTGCTTCTTCATATGTATCAAATACACCTCTTATTTTTAATCCTCTTATTGTACAATTTCGTATACCTTCTGGTGATACAAAAGACATACACACATAATTTTGACCAGGCAATGGATCATCTTCTTCTAAATAATCGATCTTTTTTTTTGGCACTGGTTCTTTCTCTTCTAAACATTCTATATTACTCGTGTTATTCATATATAATTATAATCTAATTTTGATTAGTGGGTTTTTTCGCACGTTGTGAATCATCAATAATCTTTACAACTGGAAAATAAATATCAAGCAGCACAAATACACAATCTGCTAATGTAGATATAACGACCATATCACATAAATGTAATTTATCTTGCGGAATAATTGTTAACAAAAATAAAATGGTAAAAAACATTAGTAAATATCGTATGGTTTTCTGAATAATCATATATATTTATGTATTATAATTATCGAAGTGGTAACATATATATATATATATATATATATTGTAATAATATATGCATAAAGTATTATTTATACTGTTTATAACTGGCGTTATACTTATTGCAATCAACATAACAAAAGATCTAACACCAACATGCCAAAAACAAAAAATAATCTACAGATATATTCCTAGATCATTTGAAGAAGAACAAGCTGAACCAGTTTATGTGTCAGATATATTCCGTGCAATGTTCACACAACCATCAACATGGGTTGGTGAAGTCAATGATCTTGACACGCGTAACAAATCTAATATCAACAAATATTTCATATCTCAAATGTAAATAAATTAACATCGTATTTTGACCTGTTCTTTTCGTTTTTTCTTGTTGACACAATACTCAACAATATCGAATTCTTTAATTTTTTCCTTCCAATTTTTATCAAGATTTTTGTCATTATACTTGATAAATTGAGTTGATCCAAATCTAATTTTCGCATCTGAAATATCTGATCTGTATCTAAAGATTTTTTCCGTAAATTTCGAATTTGCATTTTTATTAACCACCAACATACATCCCCAATCGATGGTTAGTTGCGAAAACACATCTTTAAAACTATTAAAATCAGGGAACACACTGCAATAATGTAAAAATAATTTTCGTAATTCAGACATGTGATCTTCTGCTGTTATAAACACATAAATGAAATTGTTGCGATATTCTGGTGTAATACCAAGAGCCGCTTGCATTGTTAGTATAAATGTTATTTTGTAATGACGTCCGTTAAATATAAGTTCTCGGATTAAAGGATCATTCAACCATTCGCCTTTACATGAAAGACAATCATCCATTATTAGTAACAATCTTGCATTTGGATTGTTTGGATCTTTTTTGAGCAATGTCTTTTGTCTTGCAAAAATTTTCTCTAATATTGATGTTTTATAGTCATTGTATATAAATGAAGATGGGAAGAATGAACTATAAAAATCATTAACACGATCGGTAGGTGATATTATAACTGCCGCTGGTAAATCTTTAAATCTCTCTATCAAACTTTTCACAACTGTACTTTTCCCATTCCCTCTACGTCCAATCAACAAGATTGTTGAATTGTCAGGAATATCTTGTAATTTATAGTGTTGGATTTTTAAATATCCATGCTGTGTATCAACTTGCGTGTGATCATGATCAGACATTTATATTATACATTGATATTTTATAACAAGTTGTCATAAAATATAAATTTACCAAACAAACGAAATCAACCATGATATCCAGTTCTGTGGTTCTGTTGTATTTGCGCTTGTATCAATGACA